GGCGGTGACCGTGGTGGGCAAAGTGGTGGTGCTGGTGGTGCTGGTGGCGGTGGCAACGGCGGTACCTCGGGCGGTACAAGTGCAACTGCTGGTGACGCTAACACTGGTGGTGGTGGTGGTGGCGCTGACTCAGGTGGTGCCGGTGCCGCAGGTGGCTCCGGAATTGTAATAGTTAGGTATGCAATCTGATGGCACACTGGGCACAAATTGACGAAAACAACACTGTTATTCGGGTAACGGTTGGCAACAATGATGAGCCTGATGAGGGTTATCAGTGGCTTGTAGATAATCTGGGCGGCACTTGGGTGCAAACATCGTACAACGGTAATGTTCGCAAGAATTTTGCGGGCATCGGTTACACCTACGATGAAACCCGCGATGCTTTCATTCCGCCGACACCTTACCCTTCGTGGGTTCTCGATGAGGCAACCTGCTGGTGGGTGGCACCAGTCCCAATGCCTACTGACGGGGCAATGTACACCTGGGATGAGCAAGCCGGTGACTGGATAGTCGCTGAAGCCTAGAGGGTGGCGCTGGTAGAATTAGGCTATGCGACTTCAACAGCCTTGGCCTGCAGATAGGTCTATAAACAAGAACAGCCCTTATGGTTGGCGAGTTCACCCGATAACGGGTAAGAGGGCTTTTCACCGTGGTGTCGATGTTTCAGGATCGTTCCCTGTGACTGCTGCCGGTGATGGTGTTGTGGGTCATGTCGGGTTCTCGCGTACTGGTGGCGGGCACGTTGTGGGCATTGATCATGGTGCTGTGTGGACTTTCTACTATCACGGTGCCCACGCGACCAAGCTGCGTAAAGGGCAACGGGTTGAGGCGGGCGATGCGATCTATACGTCTGGGAGTACTGGGGCAAGCACTGGTGCTCATCTCCATTTTGAGACCCGAGTAAGTAAGACTTGGGGAACTACAACGGATCCGCTACTTTACCTCTCTGACGGGGCTCCTGTGGCTTCTAACAGGGTATCTGGCAGGCTCGATAAGGCTACTTGGATGCAATGGCAGACAGCTTTGCGTGAATATGGGTATCGGGGCCGCATTGATGGTGTTCCTGGCAAGATGACTTACACTGCGATGCAGAAGTGGGCGGGCGTGAAAGCTGACGGGATTATTGGGCCTAACACTCGGAGGGCTGTGCAGTCGAAGCTTGGTGTGAAACCTGATGGCAAGTGGGACAAACTAACGATCAGCGAGTTACAGCGCCAACTGAACACTGGGAAAATCTGATGGCTGAAGATACTGATGCAGTGGCAGTGAGGGTTTCCATGCGTGACATTTATTTAGAAGTGCAACGGCAAGGCAAACTGCTGGAACAAATCGCCTCCTCATTGCCCACACAAGAAAGCAAAGTTAATGACCATGAAACACGTATCCGCAAAATAGAGATGAGGATGGGATGGGCCGTTGGAAGCTTTGGTTTACTCGCAGCACTAGCACCATTCTTAGTAAGGTTGATACCATAATGAAACCATCCTGGAAAATCCGTAGGCGCTACATCTTCGCAGCCTTTGCACTCGGAGCACTCATGCTTCTCAGCGGATCCGTTGCAGTACTGCTCAACAATGACAGTGCCACAAGCGACCTGATTACTGGTGGTGTAGCGTTAGTAACCCTAATCACAACCTCTTACTGCTTCGCGGCAGTGTGGGAGGACAAAGCAAAGAAGGAGAACCAGGATGGATAAGTTAAAAAGATATGCCGATTACGCTTTAGAGCGTTGTTTGAAAACTGGGGCGCAGACAGCCCTGAGTGTGATGAGTGTCGGTGCTACCGGAGTGTTCGCGGTGGACTGGGTGAACGTGCTTAGCGTCTCTGGCCTCGCACTCATCATGTCTCTGCTTACCTCGGTGTTGCAGTATGACCGCAAGCCCGTAGCCTAATGGCTGATCTGATAGACCAAGTTGATGGTTACACCTGCCCAGTAGACCCAATGGATTTACTGCAGTGCGATAGCTGCCAATAATATAGACTCAAGGTTGAGCAGTAGTGCTCCCTTGATGAGGCCCGTGACTTCCACCGTTGCGGGCCTCTATTATTTCCCGAGCCACCTATACATTGTGACTCTTGTTACACCGCATTTCTTTGCGAGTGCTCTCACCTCTGCGCCTGTGGCATATTCGGTGTTCACGCGGGCTTTCAGTTGGTGTGTCACTTTCTCGAGCCGTTCTAGCTGCCATTCTCTGAGGTCTGCTAGTTGTGGCAGGGTCAAAACTTCTAGGTCATAGTTCCCACTGTTCATCATGGTCACTACTATACACGCCGATGGGAGCTAATGGTGGATATCTTGTGACTATGTGTGTACACTCTTGGGTATATCAACGAAAGGTGGAGATCGTGAACTATTTTAGTAACCAAGAAATCGAGTCACAGGAAATCCATGACCCTGAGCTGTTTCAGATTGTGGCCTGGGATCGTGCGCACAAAGACAAGCTGACACCAGTAGAGCGGTGGAAGATACTCACCAACGAGGTCATGTTGAAGCGTGCCCTTGTGTTGTGGGAGAACGAAACCCTCCCGATGCCTAAGCGTGCCACCGAGCATGTTGCTTTGCAGGTGCGTAGGCGTGACCTTCGGGCACCCAAGAAGTCGTTCATGTGCCCTATCGGGTGGAGCCTCATCGGTGTGGCACTTGTTGTGGGGGTTGTTGTTGTGGGGGTGAACCTGTGATGTGGTGGGTTGTGATGGCTATGGGTGCCGCGTTCGCGTTGGTGCCTAACGTGCTAAACCCCACTATTGGGGTGAACGGGTCAGTGATGCTGGGGGTGGGGCTTCTGCTCCTAGCTGGTTACAAGTTAGGAACGAAATGATGCAACTCTCGTATGACGGTCATGAAGTGTGTGTGCGGTTGCGTGATGACGTGTGGCAGCTGTCTGAGCCTGGAACAATCTGCCTAACACCTGCACAGGTGCAACACTTACGCTTCCACCTGAATCAGTTGGTGGATGCTGTGGAGCTCGCTGACGAACATGAGGATGGCTAATGCAAAGGTGCGAAATCAAAGAGTCAAAAGATTGCGACTTCAGCACTAGATACATTGAGAATGTTGGCTGGGTTTGCGAGCCCTGCTACTACTGGCTGCGCGGTGGCTAACGATCCGATGGGAGCGTGCCAGCCCAAATCCCGTACCGCTGATCAGTCTCGTTCGCGTACATGAAACATTCGGCCTTGATGGGGCAACGGTCACACATAGACTTTGCGACCCTGATCACATAATCCCTGGTGGTCTTGTCGGAGTAATCCTCTGGGAAGAAAACCTCGGGAACTTTCATACAAGGGGTAGAGCCCACAGCGTCAATAGCAGCCATGAGTTCGGAATAGGGTTGATGTGGGTGGTTAGCCATAGGGTAAGACTATTACAGAAAAGGTGGAACTAGTGGAAATTGTGGAGTGGATAACTGTTGAGGAATTGTGTGAGCTGATTAGGGCTGAGTGGTCTGATGCTATGAGCGATAACGGTCATGTGTGGTCAGAGGCTAAGCGTGCCCTCTGTGACGGTCTGGCGCGAGCCGATAAGATCACTAAGGTTAAGGCTTTCGAGTTAGCTTATGAGCAGAACGTAATTGCCTCATGATGCGTGCTGACCAGTTTGTTGTGTCGAAGCGTGACTTCCCTGAAGGGTGGGTTAGGTGTAGGCGTGACGGTGTGACTGCTACACAGGTTGCTAAGGCTGCTACTCCGGCAGGGTTTGAGACTTCGGTGCGTGACCATCTCGAGGAGTATGTGGAGATGGATAACCCGTATATGAAGTTTGGGCGTGACATGGAACCTGTTGTGGCCCGTATGTTGCATCAAGAGTTTGGGGTTATGCCTAACGATTGGTTGTTGCGGCATGAGAGTGTGGGGCATCATCTCGCCACGCCTGATGGTCTTTCACTAAATCACAGTGTGATTGCTGAAATCAAAACTACGGGCAAAGACTTTGAGCATGTGTCCATCCCTATTCAGTACCGCAGGCAGGTGCAATGGCAGTTACATGTTACGGGTGCTGAGCGTTGCCTTTTCGCGTGGATGTTGCGGGTTGAGGTGGATGGTATGTATGCTCCTGCATGGTGGGCTCCTAAACATGAGTGGTTGGGGCGGGATGAGGAAATGATTGGGACTCTCATCGGGGTTGCCGATGAGCTATGGGAAAGGGTGAAACATGGTTGAGAGGGTAATGATGGATAAGAAGGATATGAGTGTTTTGCGGGTTGCTGACAAGTATGTGAGCGAGCTTAGGGAGAAGCAATACCCTAACCTGTGGCGTGCCTACTGGCAGATTGAGGGCAAAATCCTACAACAAAAGAAAGGGAAATGATGGCAATAACTTTGGATCAGATTACTCCCGAGAAAATCCGTGAACTATCTGATGAGCGTGATGAGCAGAAGATTACAGCGTTGGTGCGGGCTGAGGTGATTAGTTTGGCTGACGAGTTCCATGTTGCCAAACAGTTTGCTGAGGAGTTGCAGGCACGCTGCCAGATTAGGGCGTGGAAGATGCGCAACCACGGGATAGGTAAAGATGAGCTTGCAGACATTTTCAACGTGCCTGTCAAGACGATTACTGCGTGGCTGAAGTTTCATGCCGCAGTCGTACACGAAGGTGACTGGTGATGGACGAGAATGTGATTGTCACTGTGCCGATACAGCTCGATTGCGAAGTTTATGAGCACCTTCTTGCCCACGCAAACGTGGCAGGGTTGGATGTGCACACTTTTGTTGAGTGTCTGATTGATAATCATTCACGCGACTTGGTGAAAACGATGTTAGGAGATAACCGATAATGAGATTTTTGCTTGATGATTATGAAACAGTTGAGTCGCGTATCAAGCGCTTCTATGAGGATCACCCCGATGGCAGGATCATCACAGAGAATGAGACAATCCCTGAGTATCGTGCCGAGAAGATATGGGTGGTGAAATCGCTGGTGTTCTTCACTGGTGAGGATGTGGAGCGCGGTTGCCCTAAAGCTACAGGGTTGGCGTATGAGGTGGACTCGGCGAGTGGGCCACAGCAGTCCTCAGCCCTCGAGGTGTGCGAGACGAGCAGCATAGGCCGCGCCTTAGCAAATGCAGGGTACTCAGGCAATAAGCGTGCCTCGCGTGAGGAGATGGAAAAGGTGCAACGCTTCGAGGAGCAGGCCAAGAATCGTGACTGGGTTGGAGAAGCCGCAGAGCTGAAGGATGTGGACAGGCTGAGGTTACTATGGGGGGAAGCTTCCAAAGCGGGGGCACCAACTGAAGTCCTAGAGAAGGTGAAAGCCTATGCAGAATCCATCACCCCTGTTAGCGAGCGTGAGGGAACTGTCTCAGGCGTACCTGGAAGCACAAAGGGCAAACGATGAGATACTCAGCGAGTTTTGGCGTATCGAATTATGTAGAAGGTTGGTGACTGTCTGTGATTCCATCGGACATAGCGAGGGAGCTCCTAGAGCTTACAGAGACTAACAAGAAGGGTGTCGATGCCCTCTTTGACGCTGAAACAAATCTGGCGGAACGTGAAAAGGATTTGGATAAGGCTGAGGCGAGCGCTTTCTTGGGTGCTACGGGGGCGGTTGCTGAGAGGCAGGCGATCACGAAGCTTGAGTGTGCTGACATAAGGTTCGCACGGGATCTTGCTAAGGCACAAGTGAACAGGGTGCGCACGAAGATGAGGACGATTGAGTCGCAGCTGATGGCTCAGGCTACGGTTGCCAAGATTATGCAGGCGGAGATGAGACTATGACGCAAATTATTGGCAGGCCTGCAGGTATGAGCGACACGGATTGGATCAAACTTGGCGATGCCTTGTATAAGATTTGTGAGGAAAGTTATGCCGCCTACCTGAACGCTAAAGATAAGCCTGCTGCTTCTGACGCAGACATGTCTTTGAACTGGTGTTTAGAAAAATTGGCGCTGTGGCTTGTTGCCGCTGAGCAAGAATTTGGGATGGAGTTATCAATGGATGACGCTCTCGAGGAAGCTTGGATCACAACTCGCAGCAGGTTCGATGAGAGTTTGGACGGGATGGTGGATTATGGGCGCAAGCATCGACCTGGTGCATAAGGTTTGCAAACGCTGTGGCACTACTGCGGGGCTGACTCGGATGGAGGTTGCGGCTGGGTATAAGTGTTTGCGTTGTGGTGGTTTCTTTGAGGACTTTGTTACGCTGCAGGGTACCGAGAAAGAGCTGTAGAATAGAGTCACCCCGCCTAGGGTTTTGTCTCTAGGCTTAGAGCCCCTGACTTCGGTTGGGGGTTCTTGTTTGTGGTGGTGATCCTAACCACTTTCATCAAACCTTACATCAATGCAATTCTCGCTATCAGATATAGTAGCCTTATGGCCTAGGAGGCTAAGGGTGCCATCGGAGTT